TCAAGCAGAAGACGGCATACGAGATCATGCCTAGTCTCGTGGGCTCGGAGATGTGTATAAGAGACAGCTATTATACAGGTCATTACTATAACCAGAAAGTAACCACTTACCTTTTACATGCTTCAGTAAGTTTAAGAGCCTTTAATGATCTTTTTCGTCAAACTCAAGACCATACCAGTTGGGTACTCCATAATATGGAGGATCAACATAAAAGAAAGTAGTTTCTGTGTCATAACGTTTGATTACTTCTTCAAAGTCTAAGTTTTCTATGATAACGTTCTTGAGTCTGTCGTGTATTTGAGGCAATTTAGAAATTGCATTAAAAAGACGCTTAGCATGTTTTCGTTTTGTTGAAGTACTAAACCCCTGGCCGAGACGTCCACTGAAACTTGTTTGTAGTAGGTAGTATGTCCATACTGCATAATCAACATCACCAAGAGTGTATAGCCTGTAATTTTTTATCTTGTTCTTGAACTCGTTGTATAATTCTCTCGAATAGATACTCCATCTTATCTTTTCATGGAACTCATCAAATTTATAGATTACCGTATAAAAAAGATTTGCAATCTTCTTGTCATAGTCATTGAGTACCTCTATAGTACTTGGTTTTTTGCAAATAATAGTTTTGCACTACCGCAGAAGGGTTCTACGTAAACATTGTGTTCAGGAATAAGCTCAAGTATTAGTGGTATTAAGTAGTATTTTCCACCGATATAGCCAAAGAAAGTTGAGCTCTCTTTCATTTTTGCACTCCCTGTAAAAAAGGGCTTATAACGTTAATTAATCCTGTTTGTTCTAAAAACGTTCGATTTCGTGTCTTTTCCTCAGGTTTTATAACATCAGTAGACTTTGGTAGTCTATGACTCCAGTATGTACGCCAGAATTCGAGAGCTATTGCAGCTGCTATAACTCTATCATCATGTCTTCCTGCTTCTGCACCTAAACTCGAACCACTTTTTACAAAGTAACTCATTTCTTCTACAAGGTTTTTGCTTTTTATTTCGATCATACCAAGGTGTACAATACTTCTCATCTGATTCATTACCATTTCTTTTGTTTCTGCCGTTGATACCCAATGTCTGGCGTGAGATCTGTGAAGACTATCTGGGCGATAATACAGGTATTCTTTCACTGATCTAAGGTTTTCTCTTATTCTTGCTATATCGTATTCAGTATTAGAAATTCTTATATCTCCTATCTCAATGGTGCCCTGCTTTATTTTATCCATCTCCTTGATTACAACTTTACCTGGTCCTTGTACTTCAAGGTTAACGTGCGATGGATTATAAAAACAAGATAGGAATACAAGAAGTTTTGCAAACTCTATAGGCCCTACGTTATTATCACAGAATTCCGCTACCTGTACAATTTTATCGCCATAACCCTTCCATATTGATATCACAGCCGCATCTGAATCTGGAGAACTACCAAACGAAGGATCTGCTCCTATGAAATATCTTTCCCCCACTTGGGGTAGTTCGTAAACCTCGAAGTTAGCTTTATACGTACTTCCTTCACTTATTGTTATCCTGTCGTTATCCACAGAAATATCAAGATATAACGGTTTTACGTTTTGTACTTCCTTTCTCAGTCTTGTAAGCACCATGCTATCAAAGAACTTGTACCCACTTAATCTGAAAGCATCATCAGGTAGCCATGGTAATTCCTGAAGACAAAAATTCAAATCTCCATTATATGTAGTCATTAACTCATTTCTCCACCATGCGAGCTGCCCTTTTGTAATACCAAAGCCAAGGTCTTCTTTTATCGCCTTAATCCACTGCTTTTCTAATCTGTCAGGAGGATAACTATATTCATGGAATAGAGGATGATCTGAAGACAAACGGTAGTCGTCTCTCATCCACCATGCGATGAAAATAGCTTTCTGTGCAGGATTACTTAGTGCGTTTTGCCATCTATCATAGAACGAATTGTAACCATTAGCAGTACTTTCAAGAATTACAAATCTTGCAGGATGAGTCTTTGCACAGGATATTTGCAATGATTTTAGTACTTCCTCGGCAGGATCGACGCTATCATAGTACGCTGCTTCTGTCGCATGTATGCATGTAACTGCCTGACTTCTTGCCACTGCTTGCCTTGTGGCCTCGCGAGTACTTACATGAAAGAACAGTATCTCTGATCTATTAGCAAAGTGCATCATCTCTCTGTTATCCACCACGGCGGGCACCTTATGGGTCCGTGGCAATGACAGATAAAGCGTCCTGAGATTCTGTCTTAGTTTTGGTCTCGCCTCATAGTTATGGCAGAGAAAAGCAAGCCTCACAGCTGGAAATTTCATCACCCAGAATAGGTCTATTGCATTCAATATACTTGTGACTCCCAATTGTCTTGCTTTCAGAATAATGAACTCTCTTATGTGAGAATTCTTTTCTATTTCCTCGAATATTTGTTGCACAAGATACTTCTGTCCTGTAAACCACGAGCTCGGTGCAAAAGACATGAGTCCTTTTTCCTTACTAACAATTTTAAGTTGCCCGCACCAGTTCAGGAAAGTTTTTGTTATCTCAGACATAGTTTATAATCTGATGAGTCTTAATATGATCTTGCGCAGTTACTTCTTGAAAGTAATACCGAAGAATTGCTTTCAGGTTTTCTATATCTTTCGCAGTCAACTGTGTAACTTCTATGAGCGCTTGGAGAATTAGTAATATTTGACGATCAAGAGGGAACTTGTTCAAATAATAAAGTCCGTACTCATGAAAGTACTCAGGTACTTGGGAGTCTTTCTTTTTCCTGAACTTCTTTGAAAGCGAAGTGAGAACTTTTATCAACGTGCCTTTGTTAAACTTCAGAGCTATATCTACAAGAAATACTCTTGTAAGATGTTCATTAAGTGAATAAAGCTTTAGTTGTCTATATACGTCCTCGATGAATGCAACTTGATGATCATCAAGACAGAAATAGTGCGCATATTTTTGCAGTGCGTTGCGGAAGGTCATTTCTTTTTCCAGAAAATTCTGAACAGACAAGATATGCCAAAGAAGATAAGCATGTATGGTAAACTTTTAGAATCATAGTACAGAGTGACCAGGAACAGAAACATGTTCACAAGTATTATCGTCAAAAGTTCTATAAAACCTGATATTAGAGAATACCCCCATATTTTAGCGAAGTTATTGTTTTTTTCTTCTGTTTTTATCTGCTTCATATAGTTCCTCCTCTATCATTTCTTCCTTCAGTTCCAGTTCTTTCATACCAAGGTCTTCTTCAAAGAAACTACCAAAACTACTATCTCTTACTTTCATATTGACCTTACAAAGATCTCCTATTTCTTTTATCGTAAGCAAGCTGAGTTTAATCGACTCTGCATCAAGTTCCTGCTTAGTACGCTTTTTCTCAAGTATTTCATCAAGCACTTCAAGGGCAAGCGTATTGAGTTTATCCAGGATCTGTGTGGGCGTATCTTTTTTCATTCTACTCCCCTTTTTTGAATCTTGACCAGTAATACTTAAGTCTATCAGGATGTAAGCTTAAGATCAATGCTAATATACCACCTAGGGGGCATTTGAGAAAAGCATAGCAATTAGCTTTTATTTCTCTCCAGAGCCAGTTCTTTGCTCTGTCTCTTGCATGATAAAACTCGTGATACAGCACAAATAATTTCACAAGCTTTGGTAAATCATCTCGAATTTCTATATCTCCATTGTCATAGCACATACCAAAGGCTGGATATAACTTTTCTTTAGGAACAAAATCTACTTTTGCAACTATCATTGATTTCATCTTTCTACTCCCCTTCCCATTGTTTTTGCCCATCTCTCCATTGCTTTTGTGAACATTTTTTCTCCTTTTTTTGTACCGTACATGATCTTATAATAGTCTCTTAACGTTTTCAACTCTACAAGATATGGAAATAGTCTTGCTTCTATTTCCATTTTGGTTTTTGTTATGACCCTATTTACTGCTTTTTCTTTTAGCCCTGGTGGTGCATTCTGGTAAGCTTCAGTATTGAATAAAGCATGCAAGCGTTCGTAAACTGCTTTCCCAAATGCTTTTCTGAATAGTTCTTCTTCTCTTTCGTTTAGCCTAATTAGGTTTATTTGTTCTATGATTGGTATGTTTATCCCCACTTCTGTAAGACCATCGTTTACTTTCTTGAAAACCTCATCATCTACTGTACCGTTATAATATGGATTTGCAGAGTACGTTTGAACACCAAATCCTGCTATTGAAAAAGGAAAAGCCCAGAGATTAGCGGGTTCAAGAGTGATAATGTCATATAAGTCCTGAGCCACCATTGGAGTAAATCTATTGATAAGTTCTTGCACAATATCATACTTTGCTCCCGCTATAGTACTTCCTTCAATCCAGTTTAGTGCAAAACTAATCATAGGTGCTGTTTTTGCTTCAAAGAACCAGTATAACAAATCTCTGGGTTTTATCTGTGCTATCTTGTTTCCTAATCCAAATGATTTTCCAGTTGTGGAAGATACAAATTCTTCTTTTATGAGTCTCGCTATAAGGACGACCCAAGGGTGAAATCCCCCCCACGGGTCAATGCGTGTGTCTCCCACTTTGATTTTCATAAAGTCTGCACTTGCAGGTTCAGTGACAATTTTCGCTCCTGCAAGCCATGCAAGACTTACTGCGGACAGACCAAAAGAAAGAAAAGCAAGAACATCTTTCATAACTTCCAAGCGAATTTCTTTAGGCAAAGAAACATAGGTCATAGGATTTAAGTAATACAAGCGTGATGTTATTAGCCTTGGTGCGAAGAAGAGGTCAAGTTTAGCAAGTCCTGCTAAGTTAATTTGTTTAGATGGCGTAAGTTGAATATACAATGGTCCTCTCCCTGTCATTGCTCCTATGTATTCTCCAAGTCTTTTGAACAGTTCTGGATGCTCAGAAATATTATGTCCTGTTTTATGCAATTTATCTACCATGTGAACAAAAGGATCAAATCGTAATTTGTTTAGAAATGCAGTATAGCCACGTTCTGACATTTCCACAACTTTGCTTAGGTAAGGAATCTTTCTGACTGTACGAGAACTAAATATTTCTTCAGAAACACTTAACGTATCAGTAATAGGAACTCCACATTTCCGAGCAAGAGGGTAATAAGGATGTCTGTATATATTCATCATTTCTTCTTTAAACGTCTTCTCACTGAATGTAGTTTTTATGTATACTGGTATATTCTTCCAAAATTCTTTCCTCCGCAATGCCATTATTCCCTGTCTGAACAAGGCACTAAAATCTGAAGATGCCATAATTGCTCTTGCCGTTGCGGATAACTCCCCTGTTGGAATAGCACGAGCTACTTGTAAAGGTTTAACTCCTAAAAGTTTTGCCAGCCACTCCAGATGGTGTTCTTGTGGAAGTTGTCCTTTTTTTATTCGAAGAAATACTTCCATAGCTTCATTCGCATATTCAATATTAAGCGCACTATGACGTGCGGATGCTATTAAAGCTGCTTCTTCCTCAGGAGTAAGCTGTAATGCCTTCCATACTCTGGCAAGCTTAGGACGACGTTGTAACTCTTCTCGAAATTTTTCTTCTAATGTTTTTTCTTCTTTTAGTACTCCTTTTGCCTTTTCAATCGCTTCAAGTGTGCCTTCTTCATACGCTTTTGGAAGTTCCTCACCATAGAAACGACCAATTTTTGCCTTTCGAGGGGCTTCCAGTGGTTCTTTTATTCTTTTTTCAATCTTTTCTGCTACTCTGAACTTTTTGTGAATAGAATCCCAGATATCTTTTGGTATGGGTGCAAATGTAAGTTCCTGATGCCTTGCATACGCAAGTGATATTCTTTCTGATTGTGTTACAGGCTCTTTTTTAAGGATTTGTCTCGCCAATCTTACTCCACTTATTCCTCCTTTAACAAGTCCATATCCACCTACTGCAAGTTCAGGAACCCAGCTTAGAACTTCTGCAACTGTTGAAGATGCTCCTCGTTTTATTGCTTCTTCTTTAATGGGTTCTCTTACAAACGCAGCTATTGGTGCATAGGGTATCTCAAGTGCTTCAAGTGCCCCAAGGCCTGCAGTCTTTAATGCTTGAATCATAGGTTTGTGTCTTGCTTCTTCAAGACTTTCGATAAAGCTTTTTCCTCTTTCCTTTGCTATTTGTATCGTACGTTTTCCTCGGTATACAATCCAATCTATTGCAGATTCAGTATGCACTGGTAATTCTCGTATTGTGTCAAGTATATCGTTTATATTATACTTTTTTGAAAGCTCAATAATTCTTTGTCTTGTCTCTTTAGGACTAACCTTAAGCATTTCCTGGAAAATGACAGGAGTAGGCTTTCTATCTATTAAGCCTTCTTCAATTGTAAGTTTCATTTCGGGCGTAATTGGTACTTTACTCGTTGCCATATCCTAAGCCTTCCTTAATCCCCGTCTTTGTTCCAGGGAGAGGGGAAGGAGGAGAACCTGGTAAGGATTCACCTATCGGTTGAACAGTAAATCCTAACTTTTTCAATAGCATAAATCGTTCAAATAATTGTTTTTCACTTAACCCTGAGCCTTTCATTATCTCTTTATACAGTTCAAATTCTTGTCGCAATGTTGTTGGTCGTTCCCTTCTTAGCCTTTCTCTAGCTATTTCACGAGATTCTTCCCAGTGTTTTTCTTGTGCTTTTTTATGTTCTATGTCTGCTTTCAGTTTCTGTAACTCTATCATCCTCTTTTCAAGCTTATCTATCGTGTCGTATACGTGGTTTCTTGCGTTCACAATAGCGTTTATTTCTGCCTGCAATAGATTAGCTCTTAGTCTTATTCCCTCATCTAACCATTTTCCAGTCTCTCCAAGTAGTGCCATTTTGTCTTTTATTTCTTCTCTTCTCAATTGCAAAGCCTGTAACCTGTTTTGCTTTTCCATGATGGCAATTTCAGTATTTCTTTTCCATTCCTCCAGGGCTCTCGTGTACCTTTCAAGATCAAACTTTCGTAAAGCATCATACATGGTATTGAATAGCATCAGATTCTGATTATATCTGCCCGGATGGAATAGAGAAGCCATACCTATGACAATAGGTGCAAGAGCTTTGAATACTGCAAGTATCGGTTCTTTAGGCAAAGTTGCTTCTAATTCTGTGGGTGCTTTTAGTACTGGTTCCTCAGTTATTCTTGACATTTGCTCAGTAATTCTCGATATATGCTCGTCAAGCTTTTTCAGGTTATCTACAATTGTATTTTGCAACTGTTCGCGTTCCTTGAGAATACTTTCCAGGGCCTCTCGTTTCTTGTTCTCAAGTTCAGTTAACTCGTGTGGCTGTTTTAAAAGTTCTGAAAGATATGGGTCTACCTGTTGGGCAATAGTAGAAGCAAACTCAGTAACCGTACTTTCTTTTGGAGGTACATAAGCTTCTAAATCAGCTGGTATTTTTTCTTTTTTAGGTTTTAATGTTACTTTTGGTTTTTTTTGTGGTGTTGTTACTTTTGGTTCGCTTGGCTTTGCTCCAGATAGTTCTGGCTGAACACCAATTCGAGGAGAGTATATATCAGGAAGCATATCAGTTGATATTACACCTGCAATACTACCCTGAACATCTGCTCTTGGTCTTCCCATTGTTTTTCTCCTATATTGTATTTGTCATATTAAACCCCATTCTTTAGCAAAGCTTTCATATTCAGGTCTTAACATACCTCCAATGGCTAACGATGACTCAAGACCTTCTTTCATTGCAGACACAAAAGGAGCCATGGCCTGTTTTATCTCTGTTTCAGTAAACCCTAAATTAACTAAAGCATTTTTTGTTGTTAGCAGAAAATCTTTCGCTTGTTCGAAAGCTTTTTGGTATGAAGGCAAGTACTGCTCATACTGTGCTACATCTTCTGGTCTGGCTTTAGGAGTTTCTAATGGTACTTCTACCGGCACTTGTTCTAGATAGTCGCCGTAGTAAGCTGTCTCGTATCTTGTTTCAGTTCTAAGTGCTGTAGGTAGCTTTTCCGGCGCTGGTAATGCTATATAAGCACCAGCGGCTTTTAATGGCGTACCTGCAGTCTTAGCCTGTTCAGTATATATTCTCTGTATTTCTTGTAATGGTTGTACTTTCTGCTGTGCCATTTTTTCGAATGAAGAACTGAGTATTTTCTCGTACGGATTATATGTCAATGACCCTATTGCAGACATTATGGCTGTTGTGAGATTCTTAAGATGTTGTTCCCTCATCTTATTGATAGCAGATATAACACTTTGTTGTTTTCCTGTAATTGCTTCTATCAATCCAGCAACATCTACTTGAGGAGCAGTTTCAAATTCTTTCAATTGTGTATAGTAAGGACTATAGTATGGTTCTACATAAACCGTCCTTCTTCTATCCGATCCTCCCATTGCCCTTCTCCTATACTAATCTTTCAAATACTCCGCCTTCCGTACCGTAGTATTCTCCAGGTGTCATAGGAATTGTACCAGTCACAGTAGGAGTAGAAGGAGTCTTCACTGTTACTCCCAGTTTTTGCAATGTCTCAGGCAGTTTTGTACTTGCTTCTATTAGGCCTGCACCTGCCAGTCCTCTCATAGCCTGTGCCTGTTGGGCTAATCCCATAGCCTGTGCATATGACTGAGCGTATGCCTGCTGTACTCCAGTTTCAAGCTGAATTTTGCTCATGATGTCTTGTACCTCTTGTTGAGCAAGACCAGAAAGAGATAAAGCATCTGATAACTGTTGTCTTAAGAGCTGTCCAGCGTAACTCTGATACTGTTGTGCGAGTTCATTGAAAGCACTTTGAGCTATACTTGAATTCTCAAGCCCGGCAGAAGCAAGTCTTTGTTGCAACTGCGTGGAAGCTTTTTTCCACCATTCGTCCAACATTGCTTGGTATTGTGGAATCAATCTTCCCTCATTGTAATTCTGTATTGCCTGTTGCACTGTAACTTTAGCCTGATCAGATAGAGCTTTGTTAGCCTCAATAGCACGATTCAATTTATCCAAGTCCTCCCGCGGTATCTCAACGCGAGGAATTTCAATTTTCGGAGGACTAAGTATTTGATAAAGTGTACCTCCAATACTAACTATACTTGCAATGGCTCCTAATGGGCCTGCAAATTCTCCTAAAGCACTAAGTGCTGCACCCATGTTATACCTCCATTAAAAAGAATTTACTGAGTTTAGTCTTGTGAAAAAGTACTTTTTGCGCTCCCATGTTCTTCCATTTTGATAATGCAAAAGTTTTTCCATAAGGCGTGACCTTACCACATACAAGGTCTGGAACAACTACTGGTCCTCTTACTTGCTTTCTTGCAAGTATCATGTAGTATTCAATACATGCCTGATCGTAAGGCAAAGACATGATTTTCTCTGCATCCTCTACGTTACAGAATCCATAAAAGCACAGAGCCATGTTATCCCCGTCTGCTATAAAGATGTAGTTTCCTACTTCATGACAGAAAGCATAGAAAGGAGCATGAAAATTAACCTGATTAGTTTTATCGTAAGTTAAACATACCGCATATTCAAGTAAATGACTCAATAACATCTTCATGACTTTAAGTTCTCAATAGCTCTCCATAAGTTTAAATGTATTTCCCACTCAAGCTTACAGAATGACTCAATATCCATATCGTACTTATCAGAGGGATAGTTTTTCGGAAATACAAAAACAGGGGGAGTATGTTGAGATCCTATCTGGTCAAGATAATCATAAAATAGCATATGTTGTTTCCAGTTGGTACTGAAAAAAAGCTCCATTTTTCTGAAATCAAAAGGATCCATCAGAGGTAAAGAGTAATAAGTAACAGTAAATGGCAGATTATATACCTTTGCTAAACTATTTATCCACGAGGCCATTTCTTGGTGTTCCAACGCGTGGTATAAGTTATAAACCACTATACTGTATTTAGTCTTTTCCAGGACCTGTGGTATTCTAAACATATCTTGCACCTAAAGTACCTTTAATCTTTACAGATATAAGTTCTGAATATTGAGCATCAGTTTGTCCAAAAGAAAGTTGAAACTGTTTACATCTGTTAGCTAATGTTTGGTTAAAATAATAAGTATTAAGAAAAAAGTCTGGGTTGCTCAACGTGTTGCAAGTCAATAGAGTTTGCTGGCGAGTTTCATTAATGAAGTTCAGATTTATATTCGAACCTCCTCTACCATAAAGGTGTATCTTCCTTATGTTGTAATATATGTTTGCATCATTAAAAAATACTTTTGACAGAACCTTTACTCCATAGTAGCTCGATGAAGATCCAAACAACTTTAATATTGCAGTATTTGTTGCAACATAAGTAATATCACGGATTGATGTAATCGAACTACAGTCTATGGGAATTGCATACCATTTTCTTGTAAGTATGTTGTAACAATAAATAGCGTATCCAGAAAAATCAAATCTTTCTGAAATTACAGCAAGATATGGTACTCCTTGATAAACAAACCATCCAATATCTCTGACATATTGAGGTACTCCAGTCCTGATAGTAACTGCATCATCTATTTTTTCGGGAACTGTAGCAATAAGAGAAAGTACTCCAACAGGAGAATGATAATATATTGTGTGTTCATACTTCGTCCACATTCCCGTATCAGTAATACCATATCCAGACATAATTTCTGTTAAATACCACTGGGTTGGATCATTAGATATTGTTGTGCCCAATAGAGCAATGATGTTGTTGTTAGTAAGAATGTAAATACTATCTTCTTTTGGTATTAGTGCAAGTATTTTGCTAAACGACCCAAGGTTTATGTCAATATAACCAGCGCCGTTAGCTGTATTGAACGGATTAGTACCACCAGTATAGTCAGGATTAGGAACTGAAAAAATTAACGTTCTGTCTCTACCAACAAATATTCGACCCTTCCAATAACAGATAGCGTTTCCATCAACACCATATTGTCCAAGATCACGAAGATAAGTACCATCAAACGTCCTTAAAAAAGTCTCTCCTGATTGACCTCTACCAGTTATCCAGCATGCAGTGTTTCCTTGCACAGCTATATCAAATTTTGATATAGGTGCTTGAATTTCACCTGCACAACTACCATCGCTCCGATAAATTGCAAAGATGTTCAGCGGACCAAACCTCAGTACACAAATATAGTCATTAGACAGAGAAAAAGCTCTAATCTGCCTTGGATTCATTACACCAACAAGAGAGCTATAATAAGGAACAGCTTCTATTGCTCCTGTAAGTTTTGGCAATCCTTCTATCCATACTGCCATGTTGTCAGGTATAGTGTATGGATCCTGCGAGAAAACCATGCCTTCCCAAGGAGTAATTGTAATCTCAAATTCCTTTGCAATAGTCTGTTTTTTCTTTCTTCTATCTGCCATTATGTTTTCAGTATGCTTAAACTCCTTATTGCTATGTTCTCAAATAGTTCTGACAACTCGTAATTCTGGTCATTTCTTGCCAAATAAGAGGCTACGAAAGCAGACACTGCTTCAAAATAGTTCTCATTGGTAATATCAGGATCGTACTGACTTAAGTTAGTATCACTATACTTGAAACTTAAGAAAGGTACATAATACAGAAAAGCCGTATATTTTCTATCAGGACAAGGATAAAACTGTAACTTATTTGCAGGTATGAAAGCATAATTCCACGGAGGTGCAAAAAAGGTGCTTGTTGACAACGGAAAATGACCATAAGGTATTGGCATAAGTTCATATCTGATTGTATTATCCCACTGAATTAGTACTCTGAAAAGTTTCAAAATGTTTGTACCTAGCGTATATTGTGCTGTACGTGCTTGCAATGTTAAAGTATCTTCTTTATATCCCACCTTTGCAAGTTTAGCTACACGTTTCCTTGCCTCGTTGATAAACATTGCAAGCGTAGCATTATCAACAAATGTCTCTGTAGGATAAAACGCCTTCTTTGCAAAGCTTATGTAATCATTTCCCGTCATCCTTCATACCTTTTTTTATTTTCTTTACCACCTTTGCGTTAAAACTTACTTTACAAACGTAATTATCCCATACTTCTTGATCAGGTATTCTGACAAGAAACGGATTTGTAGCTCTGAGATTCTCTATACATGCGTTCATAACCTCTTCAGTTATTCCCAGACCATAGCCAAAATATCCCGTTGCAGCCTTTTCCGGAATATCCACAGGTTCACCTACGGGAAGAACATATTCTTTTCCCCAAATTCTTACTGTGAGATTTTTATCAGATTCATTAAGCACAAGCACCATATTGCACCTCCGTGGCTACGTAATTACACATTGCTTACAGCTGGCATGTTCGTCAATTTTGCACATGAGACAGGAGCATCACTCCAGAGCTGGCCACCAATGATTATCAAGCTCAGATATGCAAGTTTACCGACGATAAACATATTGAACCACTGCGTCATAGAGGAAACATATCCAGATACGAATGTAAACTTGAGATGATCAAAATTGAGTAAATACAAATCAGTACCAGTTATATACGGATCTGGAAATATGGGAATACCATTAACAACAATTCCAACAACCTCATATCCTCTGGTTTCCTCAAGCTTTGCAATATCGCCGACGATGTAACGTTCGATATTTGTAAATGATTCTGCAAGTTTCTGCCATACTGCGTAACTCGTAAATCCACAGGTAGGCATACCCATAGTTGAACACTCATTCTGGTATTTAGCCAGTGCTCTCATGAGATATACATATGCAGGTACTGAGTCGGTCCATAGACTTGTAACATTATAAACCTTTGCTCTCCAGTAGGTTTTTGTAGTTCTATCAATGTTCCCAAAATTGGGATTAATAGATATTGTGTCTACGACGTCTCGTAGTCCATAGAATTTGTCAGTATCTTCAACTCCGCCCGATACACGAGTGCCAGTTAGGTTAGATGCGAACGTATCCATAAGTCCTATCCATACAAGCGATGCTCTGGCCTTCAGGCTATTGTAAAGCATATACGGATTACCAGCATCGAACGCTTTAGCCTCCACATCAGTAACAAAGAGAGTATCAAGAAGCATATTAGCATAGAATGTCGCCATATCAGTTAAGTTAATATCAGGCCCGGAAGGAAGACTAAAGGAACCATCATAAGTGACATACTGACTGTGTTGCACAGGAGTCCCCGCCACTGGTGCACTGATAAATGGGAAACTAATTGGTTTCACGTCAGCATCCTGGAGTAACTTTCTTACAAGAGGAGACAATTTACCAAGGTTCTGAGCAACTACATAGCTTGGAATAGCTCTTGATAAAGCATTTAAAAAGTCCATTGCCCCAGTTTCTACACTGGGAGGAAATACTCCGTAAGGTGTAGCGTAATTAAAATCAGGTAGTGCCATATGCTATTACCTCCTTTCGAATTACTTTCTTCCTGCTAAGATGCTCATTGCAAATTTATCAAGTGCATCCGCAGGGTTCTTTGTAAACTCATCCAAAGCTAATTCAGACTTAAACGTTTTAGGTTTGCCAAGTAACGGTTCCGCCATCTGAGACCTCCTATAGTTCTGTGCTGCAACTTTCCATCCCTGGACTGTCGTTGGTGTCAATCCACTTTCAATGACAAACTGCTGAAACCTCTTTAACTCGTCTCCTTCAATGCCATATTCAGTGAAAATGCTCCTCAATTCAGATTCGAGTTTTTGTCTCTGTTCCTGCTCTTTTTCCGCCCTTAACTTTTTTAATTCTTCCTCCAGTCTCTGTATTTCAGATTTTACAGCCTTTTCATGAGGAGGATCATCAATCTCAACTCCTGCGACTTTTTTGAGCATGGCTTTCAACGATGGTCTCAGTTCAGGATCAATGTAAGCTTTCTTTATAGCTTCATCATATTCTTCTTTTGCTTTCTTAATACTTTCGTACTCCTGTTTTAGCCTTTCATATTCTGCCTGCAAAGTCTCGAAATCCATTTCCATGGTTACTTACCTCCTTTCTTTTTCGGTTTCTGAGATAGTACTTTTGCCACCTTTGGAGAATAACCAATTACAGGAAGCCTATCAAGATCAGTAAGAAATTTCTTATCTCTTTCCACATCTACGTTTACCTGTTCCGTATGTTTTTTCCCTTTAATCATTTTACACACCTCCTTTCATCGTGTAGTTCTTCTTTTACTTGCTCTTTTCTTTCTTTTCTTGCTTCTTTTGCCTTTCCTTGCAAAATCCCTTAGCTGTTCTTCCGACATTGAATCTGCCATTTTTGCGGCCTCCCGTGAATAACTACGTGGTGTTTGTCCTCTCTTTATTGAGAGAGCAATTGCTGCTAACCGTCTTTGTTCTTCACTTACAGCTGGCATAGTTACCTCGTTTCACTTAATTTCTGTTCAATCCTTAAAAGCCTATCATCTATCCGCTTGAAATTATCTCTTGTCTCTTGAACAAACAGATCGAAAGCATCCTGTGTGACTTTCTTATTCCCTTTAATACCATTAAGAATTAAATTACCAACCACGATTCCTACAACTCCAACAATGATTCCAGCTCCTATCTCCATAGTAGCCTCCTTTTACGTTGTTCCACCTCGTTCAGGAGGTACACCAGTAACAGGTGGTACAGGAGCTGGAGCAGGAGTAGCCGTTTGAGAAGCCATCATTCCCATTACTGCATCAGAAAGAAAAGATTTAACATTGCTTTCTGCTTCTTTCAGTTTTTCTAACGGAAATCCTTTCTTAAGAGCATTTATAGCTTTTATAATTGCATCTGCCTCTTCAGAAGTACTATCGTAGTATGGCAAAGAATTTGTAAGAAGCATATAAGCCCCAGCAACTTGAATATCACCAAAAGTCCTAATGCCGGAAAGATCAGGAGCTTTTTGAGCTTCTGCCATAGGTGTTACGGGCAACTGTGCAGCCGCAGCAGAAGAAGCAGGAGGTGTAGGAGGTGGCACATTAAAACGAAGTTGCTCTAAAATAGCCATAAGTCACCTCCTATGAAGAAGAAATAGCAAGCCAGCCAGAACTGGTGCTAATAAGCAATTTCTTTGCATATTGAGATGTAATATTCACAGAAGAAGCACCATCTATACTTTCTCCGGAAGCTGCAGCAATTACAACAGCTCCTGCTCCACTATCGACTTTTTGAATAAGTATGGTCTTCCCCGGTCCTGCTTTTGATGCCTTAGGAAGGGAAATAGTTTTGTTAGTACTTCCCGTTGTAACAAGAAGACAATCATCTTGCAATACTACAGTATAATCACTACTTATCGCCTTTGGTGAAAATTTTACATATTGTCCTCCAGGCATAGTATCCTCCTTTCTTATGTATTCAGGCAGGGGGCATAATACCCGCCGTTAGTTAAACTGTTCTCTTTTTCCTACGCGTCACCCTTTTCTTCCTCGCCATAATGGCCTCCTTAAATTTAGTGGGTGCTTAAACACCCCGTCTACGGCGTATGCCCCCTACCCTTCTTATTCTGTAGCGGGTATATACCCTGCTACCCTTCCTTGGTTTCCTCCTCGCCTTTCGCGGTCTCATAAACTCTTTTGCTCCTCAAATACTCTTTAATAAAGTCTTTCTTCGGTAATGGTAACACATCTATCACAACTTCTGCAGGTATTATATCTACTTTTGCAAGCTCTAACAACAGGTCCTGGTAAAATGTAGCGACGATGGGAGAAGAAGTATGCGCAAAAACATCAACCCTGAACGGTAATCCACTTATCAATGCGTACTTCTCACTTATTTTTGTCTTAACGTCAGCATACAAGGTCATTAGAGATTCTATAAAATATTCTACTCTCAGTGCTTTCTTTTTCAATGGTGCGGAGGCAAACTGTGCAAGAATAGATGCATAAGTACCAGAACGGACATTGGGTAGTGGTCTTCCTCCTAAAATTCCGATTATACCAGACATTTCCTTAAAACTCGCTTCCCAGTACTGAAGAGAATTGTATAGGACATCAGTAGTCAACTTTGGCAAATAAAAGTCTATCTTTGCAGTAGGATCAACTATCTCTATAACCTCGTTAGGTATTTTAAGCTTCTGTTTTATCTCCTGAGCTTCTACAGTCCCGGTAAGGCCTGAGATTATCATAGGTGGTTCCGCAAGCATTTTTTCATTATAGTCTATCTTTTCTATCTGTGCTTTAAGTTTATCCTGCAATGGGTATAGAAAATGTATTTCCGATAAGCCAAAGAAATAGTTCTCTAAAGGATTAGGACAGAACACAACGAACGGTTGTTGTTTTGGTATAAATGGATTTCTGGACTTTACGACTTTCGAACCTATAAACTGAACCATTAAATAGTCCTGTATAACATCGTCCCATATCCACATCTCATACAACTCTACATACCTACCAACCGGTTTTGGTGAAGGAGGTAATTCTCTCTCTGTATACCACATCTCTTCTTGAGTAGGTACCTGTCCTTTTGTCTGAGAGTAAACCATTGCTAAGAATCTTGATTCTGGCCTTATAGGTGCAGAAACCTCACTCATCTCTGCTATCACATCAGAACCGTATTTTTGCATTGCAAGATGTTTGGGAATTCTGGTCACATGCAGTATAACCTGATTCCTATCCAGCTCCGGATAATCCTCATATAGTACACAGATATCATATGGAGACACGGGTTTAACTCTTATATTATCTCCATTGATTATCAATTTTGTGAAATACGACCCATAAACAAGGGACCATAAAATTATGTCATATATCTTTATATCAAGACCAAGATTTACAAAGTCCTCGTACACATTCTCTTTTAGTTTCTCTACAAGAGATAATACCTGAGAAGTAACTTTATCTTCTTGGATAACAATGTCAAATATGATATTGTCGGGATAGTAAATTAGGGAACTAATATCTTCCAAGTGCTTAAGTAAAGGATTTTTCAGACTGTTTCTTAAGACCTTTTCTCCGTAAGTATCATAGATTTTTCTTCGTTCTTCAAGTCCAGATAGACAATCATTTTTAATTGCAGTAAGTTCTTGATCCGAATAAGAAATTTTGAAGCGATGTAGTTCTTTCTTTACTTTTGCCATATTATATTCTTCCCACCGCGGGACTTGTAACTAATAATCATAACTCAAGCTCCTTTTTAACGTGATAATTATGAACAACTGTAATAGCATAAATAACATCAAGAACAATAAGAAAAACCAAAATAAAGAGAAAATTTCTCTTACAAAAATAAGCAGTAAAAGCACCACAACCAATGGTTAGAAGAATAATCTTCCATGCATGCCATGTAGTACCAACAGCTTTCATGAAATAACGCATAATCGGATTTAGTTCCTCTCCGCCAGCGGAAATAATTTTGTGAGTTAAATAAGCATCAAAGATGTTTAAAATTACAAAAAGTATGAAAAGTATGTAAATCGCTATCATAGTCTAAAAATTTTGAAGTACACTGTTATTGCACCGCTATCCGCAGCAAATTTGAATCCCAACTTAATACTACCTTCGCCGACAAACAACCCTTGGACGATATAGCATTGATATGTAGGACACCTAAAGTTATATTTGCCGTCTTTTTTTCAACTGTAAGATCCTCTACTGCTGCCCAATCCATGGAACCCTGTGCTACGACATTTATGTTTGCCTGAGTCCTATCTGTATGTACAACTGCACCTATTCGTTTTAAATTAGCCTCTGGATTATCAGAAACCTGAAGTAGTGAATCGGTGTATATAGTTAAAGATGCCACGTTACACCTCCTTTATTTTACCCTGCATATCTATCGCCCGTAGTTTCGGTACATTTCGTAATATGTTCTTTACATCTTGAGATGCTTGTTGAGAGACGTCCTGTACCAATCTGTTTACCTGTTCCAAATCCTGAGGACTTCTAACCTGAAAACTTCTCTGGTGTTCTATCCCGGCTTCTTTCATCAGTCGAAAGAACTCTTCTTTCTGTTTTCTTGACTCTTCTATTATCTCTTTGTAACTTTTTACTCTTTCACCCACGTCATCTATAAACTGCTGGTTGATTTTCTTCTTTTTGAGATCTTTTATAATGTAAACCATACGCGCCTCTGTTAAAAAATCCAGTCCTTCAAATGACCTACCCTAACTTCTGGATCCACAAATATCTCAAACCCCGCTTTCTTAGCATTAATGCAAAATCCGACATCCTCCATTGAAAAATCCTTGCAGTTGTCTATTTCAAACCATTCAGGTCTAAACCAAGGATACTCCATTTTTTCGAAAACTCCTTTCTTAATAAGACAGAAGCCAAAACCAATGTAATCAACAGCAATAAGTCCCTGTTCATTTCTTTTGCTTTTTTCTATTGTCTCAGGTGTTAGATATTCCATGTAGCCATTCTTCCTGAAATAATCCTCGTCTATATAGCCACAGGTAAATCCACCGCCGCCTTCAAAAGCCTGAAGAGCAGAAACTATATCTACGTTGTGGTTAAGCAATCTTTGAAAATGCATGGGAGTAAAAACAGTATCGCTGTCTATCCAGCAGATATAATCATAATCTAATTTTCCATCAAATGGCTTTTGATTCTTACCTCTTCGAACATCTGCACCAAGTAACATGTTCCTTACATAGTAGATATTGCAAGAATACTTCCTGTTAACCATAACCTGTATTCCATTTTGAATGCAGTAAAACAGTAAACTATTCCAGCAATCGAGCCACTCGCCACTAAATTGCCTGCCCGGTATACAAAACAGTACTTTCATTATACCCCCAGTTTGGCTTCAAGTTTCTCTACTTTTTGAATAAGAAGCTGAACAGCACCATAAAGGGCCTTCATAATCTGATCGGAGTTTACCGTCTTACAGTTCTCTATTTCTACTCTTGTCTTCTTAACTCTTGTCTTCTTAACCATGCGAGGTACAGGATATGTAAGCGGAGTTCCGTCCTCGTTATAAACTATGTTCCCTTCTTCATCTACTACCTCAACATAATCAAAAACAGGAGTTTTTCTTTCTTCTACTATCTTTTTCACAACCTGTACAGGTTTTCCGTCTCTAATCTCTATAGCTTTTTGCTCTGTTTCAACTGTTTCTACTGTATACTCCTGTTCCTCATACTCTTCTATTTCTTCTCCAGTATCTACACTACCCACAAATTTGGGAATTATATTAACCGCCTTAGGAAATACAGCTTCCACATCATTCGCAAGCCAGCCCAGCATGCCACGATCTTTTATTTGCTCCGGCGTGAATATATCGTCCCTCCAGTGGAAGTACCTTAATGGCACAGTCTTAACAATCTCGTAACATCTTACAAGATCCGCTTCAACAACTTCTTTTTTCAACCTTTCATCTGAAACTACAGTCCAGGTACTCGTGCTTGGTTTAGCGGCAGAATCTTGAGATA